TTTAACAAGAGGTCTGTCTTCTGCTATATTAAAATAATCATAAGACCACCTTTTGTTAGATTCTTTAGCTTTTATAACCTGTTTGCATTCTATAAAAGTACATACAACATCATCGTTTATAACAGAGTCATAGATTTTTATGTTACGCATTGGTACAGTAACTGTAAGAGGTCTGTCTTCTGTAATCTTAGTACCGTGCTTGTCAGAGACTAGAGCAGAATAATTATCATCGACAAATTTACGAGTACATTTCACACGATAATGTTTACCTCTACCGTCATCGTCCTGAACCATCTGTGCTAAAATCTCTTGCTTTTCCTCGAAAGATGCAGTTAACAACGGTATATCCCAATCTAATAGAACATCATCCATACTATGATAATGAACTTTCTTGTATCTATCTTTACCGTCAGCAGTAGTACCGTCAAACTTATATGCCCATAGAGCTGACTTTCTATCTTGATTATCCCAAGATGAGTATGGTTCAAGAATAGAATCTCTAATGATTTTATCCATCTTGTCACCGAACTGATACATCTCAAAACCTGTATAGTGGTCTATCATGTAAGCTGTAACTTTGTGCTCAGAGCTTAAGTCCCAATTTTTACCCTTTACAGTTGTCTCGTGTTTTTTGTTACTAAAACAAAACCTACCGACAGCAGGCTGACCTGAATGAGAGAAAGCTACAGTCCCACTAATGTTTGAAGGCAATAGTCCTACAGGATTAGTGAAGTTTATTCTAGAAATAGTACCTTTACAAGCTTCTTTGATTATTTGAGTTTTCTTTTCGATATTCATGTTTTTTTTCCTTATTGTGTTTTCGTTAATTCTGAAGAGGGTTTCGAGTATCTCATCAGGCATGGCTACCAACGCCATACGACCCCCATAGGGGGACTTTTATTTTACCCCCTTCTCTGAGTTATCTAGAATCATGTCGACAGCTTTAACAGCTCTTCCTGATGCCCATATGACCCATTTAGGATTCTCTTCTAAACACTTAATCCATGAAGCAATGTAAGCAGAAGTATCGTCAATGTGCTCCTGCTGAAAGTTACACAGGTCTGCAAGCATCTGAGAACCCATCTCTGCAACAAGCTCCTCTGCAGAATACTCACCTCTTGAGTGAAGCTTACCTGCATCGATACCGTCCATAACAGCTTCGTCAAATCTATCTAGACGAGACTTATGACCTGTTGAGTGAATCATCTCGTGAAAAGTAGTTTTGTGTTGCACTTCCTCGTTAACCCAAGCAACACCATCACCGAAGGGAATATTAATATAATCACCTATAGGAGCATAGTAAGGAGAAGCAAAGTTATTGTGACCGTACTTGATAGGAACAACAGAGTCCCAATCCGACACAAGCTGATGAGCCATACCGACGTTGACATCGACATCCTCTACCTCTACAGGTTTTGGTACGTGTAGAGACTCATCGAACAGAGAAGTTTGCTCCATGTTGAACAGTGCAAATGTTTTTAAGAAGGGAATACAGACCTGACAATCACATACTTTTAGTTTAGTATTTTTTCTGTCGCACTGAGTACACTCAGGGTCTGCTTTGTAAGTAAAATTCCAAAAGACTACCGAGGTACTCTTCTGACCTTTAAGAACATGACCACCTTCTTTACGACATCTGTTGTAGGTAATCCACTTGTTAGATTTAAATTTATTTTTAATCATTGTAGCGAGGAGAATCCATTGGTTAACGCCACGGTACTGTTTGTCATCATAAGAAACCATAGACGCACCCTCTCCGATAATTCCTGATTTCCATGGGATAGTACCTTCTTTGAGACAGTCAAGAATCTTCTCGGTAACTTCTGTAGCAATTTGATTAGTAGTTTTGGGAGTGAATTTTTTATTATATTTTTTCATGTGTTTTCCTTTCGTTAATTAAATAATAAATAAAATTATAATAGATAATTTAAGGAATTTTTCGCATAAGTTGGTAACTTTTTTTTAAATTATTTTAAATTAATTATCATTTTACGACATGAAATTTTTTTTAAAAAACCTGAAAAAACAGGTTCAAAAACAGGAATTTTGTGTATTTTAAACTCAAAATATCATTAAAAGAATTATTTTTCCATGAAAATTGACTTGACTTATTAATTAAATTATTATTATGACAGAAATATTTATATTTTCTCTTGGTATTAGCATTGGATGCTCAGTCTCTTATATATTTTTTAAGATAGGCATTAAATCAAATCTAGATGCATATAATCATTTTGCTATACATGAACCTGCCGAAGATAAAAAAGCTTCTAAAAACGATGATTATGACCCTCAGATGGACACAGATTTACAGGAGACTAGCATGGATTGGGATAGTTATCCTTATACCAACGAGTATAATGACCAAGAGAGTGAACATAAAATAATTGGATATATAGACCCGGAGACAGATGAACCGAATTAAGGAACTATACTGCAGATTATTACTTAGATTCCTGAAGAGAAATACTTATGCTAGGAACTTTATCAATAACTCATGTGGTAAAGCTTATGACGAGGGATATAAGGCAGGAATGTTACAGTTTTCTAAAGAGAAGCTAGGAAAGAATTATGTTAAGAAGGTCAAGAAGGTAATCAACAGAGCTTATAGTCGAGAGAATATCAAATGAGTGACGATATAAGAGATGATAAAGGAAAGTTTAAGAAGGGAAAGTCAGGTAATCCTAAAGGTAGACCGAAGGGTAGCTCCTCTATAGCACAGCAATTCAGAGAGAATCCGAAGGTGGAAGGTCTTATGGAGAAGATGATAGAGGTAGCAAATACACTTGGCTCAGAAGAGGAACATAGTCAAGCTGTAGCATGTGCTAAAGAGGTGATAGCAAGAGCCTATCCAACACTTAAATCTCAGGAGCTGACTATAGACGCAGAGGTCAATAAAGGTTTTGTAGTCCTTCCTGAAAAGGTAGATGTTACCAAGGAGACAGATGAGTAATATCCTCTTCCAAGCTCACGAAGGTGCACAAACACTAGCTCTTCAGTCAGATGGATTACATGAAGTATGCTTTGGTGGGTCGAGAGGTGGAGGCAAGACTATGGTAGGACTAGCATGGTTACTAGACTACACATCTAACCCTAAGTTCAGAGGATTGGTTATAAGAAGAAATGCAGATGATTTAGCAGATTGGATATCAAGAGCAAGAGACTTTTATCCATATGCTAAGATAGTAGGTAAACCTGCAGAGGTGAGATTCCCATCAGGAGCTACTATCAGATGTGGACACTTGAACAGTGAAGACTCATATACCAAGTACCAAGGACATGAATATCAAAAGATTTTAATAGAGGAAGCCACTCAGATACCTACAGAAGAGTCATACCTAAAACTCATATCATCGTGCAGGTCAACTGTAGACGACTTAACACCAAAGGTAATGCTCAACTGTAATCCGGGTGGTAAGGGTCATGCATGGGTTAAGAAGAGGTTTGTAGATGTAGGTGAGCACAAAAAACCATACAGAGACCCTGTAACTAGAAG